GCTAGTTTTTGTACTAGAAGTAAACGTATCTCTAACAGAACCACCAATGCCTTCAACAATTAAATATCTTCTACCTAATGGAATCAACTGATCTGTTCTTTCTTTGTTTGGTCGTTTTGGATTAAATGTGGTTGGGTCAATAATTGCATCGTAATACACCCAATCTGATACTGGTCTAGAATTTGCAGGACCTGCTATACCTACATTAGATGGAAATGTGTCTGGATCCCATTCTGCAAATAATTGCAAATTATCTAACGGATTAATACTAATTTTACCAATAACATCGGTACCATCAGGTTGTCTTAAAAATATTTTACTTAAACCTGAAGTTATTTTCCCTGGGTATTGCTTAATAACCATTTCCCATGCTAGCCAACTTCCGGTACCACTCTCGTTGCTACGAAATTTAACTGTATTTTCTTCTACTAAAATGTCAAAGTTTCCAATTGAAGTTTTATTATCAAATATTTTTCCAATAGGATCGACTTGTCCTACTGCATAGTCAACACCTAATCCGTCTATATAGTCTAACACTGGATCACTTTTATTTTCGTAAATATTAGCGATAATGTTTGTTATAATACCTAACTGTTTAATTTTAGCAGGTGGGCTGAGCCAGACTGGGGTTTTGAGTGATATTGATGCAACATCAATTGCAGACTGTGTTCCTACAGGTATTGATCTAGAACTAAAAACTACATCGCCTAGCTCAACAACACTTAGACTTGTCCAGTCAATATAATTATCAGTAGTTTGTATTTCTAAACTAGGATTAAACAATGTTAGAATCTGTTCAAGAATCTGCAATTTTTGATCAGTGTTTGCTGTCCATATATCAACTTTTAATGACAAATCATAAGGTGTTGGCATTAGTCTTTCAACAGTGTATTGATTCCCTTGACTGTTAGTGTACATGCCAGTTTCTTCATCAATTGCACGTTCTCTAAAATTTAATTTACTAACAAATGTAGAATCTCCTATCCTGTCTCTTGCTAGATCAAGATCAGAAATATAAACAGCAATTTTAGGAGCACCTGCTAGCATATTTTCACTATTTTGATTAACAATACTAGCAACTTGCTTGTCTTGATCTCCGTACATAACTGGTATTCTAACCAGTGTACCGTCGCCGTATTTGACTACAAAATTGCTTAGTAGTCTAATAACTTGAATAAGATATCGTCTTAATTGACCGTCATAAAAATGTTGCATTAGAAATCTGCCTTAGGTCTAAGTGCCTTGCTTAGGCTCTGTTTTTCTGCTTCTCTAACATTGTATAATGTTATTGTCCATTGACCTGCAACCGTTATGTGATAATCGGCAGGCAATGTTAATCTAATTAATTGTGTAGGTACGCCGTCTACTGTTAACGTATATGAACTAATTAAGTTTGGATATTCAGATGTTGCAAAATCTAATTTAATAACAGATTGATTTATAACAACAAATGGTGCAGTGTGATATGTTGCATAATCAATAGCAGTATTAATAACTCTAACATCGCTATTGACTAACGATTGTGATATAGTGACATTATCGCTAGTTAACTGTTGATTGTAGGTCCAATTGCTATTGTTAATAAACCCAGTTCTAAATGTTTGTCTATTATCAGTATTAGATAAGGTGTGTCGTACAGCGTCTTCAACTTTAATCCATCTCTTACCATCGTATCTAAATAGTCTATTAGGCATCATATCGACACGCAGGTAATAATCATTTGTAATAGCATTAGTTGGAAAAGAAATTCCGTGACCAAAGTCTGCGCCGTTAGGAGGAACACCGTCTCCTAGTAAATAACCACTGTATCCAGATCGTTTAGGTTTGCCAGCAGTTTCGCTAGCATCTTCTTGTGTATTACTGGCATCAATGGTTGTATCGTCTACAGTTTTAAGAACAGGTTTGCCTTGATCGTCTACAGCTAGTGTATAAAATTGTTGAGTTTCATAACCGCTCTTAGGAGCGTCTGCTTCTGCCTGTGCAATAATAGCATCGTTAATTTCAAGATTTTTAGCACTAGTACTAAGTATACTCTGAATAGTAGTACCGCCGTAATTATTAAAGAAATTAGTGTTAGGTGGAGCGTTTCCAGTTGTCGATGCTGTGACAGTATATAACTTTCCTTGGTACCGTATAATTTGACCTGCTGTGTAAGTAGTATTAGGATTATAGTCCCCAACAAAATTAGCAGTGTCATCTGTTGGTACATTTAACACATCTGCAAACTGTTGCGAGTTAGTTAATTTCTTAAGTTTTAATCTATACAAATGCGGATACCATGTACGGCTAAACCCTTCTGCGGCCCTGCCTACTTCTTCAATTGAGAAAAATCTAGGCATTGCAACATCTGCAGAACTTAATGCAAACTCATCTTTTAAATGCGGCAATTCTATAACATCTCCAGCAATAGGTTTTCTACCCACAGTACTAACAGTGTCGTTAATATGCACGGTCATAAAAACTGTGTCTTGATCAATGAATAGCCCAAACTGACTTAAATTAAAATCAATATCTGCAACATTATAAATGCCACGTAATGTATATATTGATGTATCGTAAACTCTATCTCTGTTTTCTAAAAGTAATAGGTCTTGTATATTAGTTGGACTTAACGCATTATATTGCGGGATTACCGCACTAGATTCTCCGTTAAGCGGATTTTTTGGACCAAGGTATTTGTGAAAGTGCAAATCAGTACCGCCTACCTGAAACATTTCAGATATATTGCGATCTAAAAATTTGTAGTCACTACCTTTTTCTGGTTTGTATAATGATAAACGTGGCATAGTAATATTTATCGAATAAATATACTGGGAGATCCAAATGTCAGACAATCCACAACAACTAAAACAACAAGTTTTCGACTATTGCCGCAATATGCTAGGCGATGGTATGATTGACGTCGAACTCGACCCTGTACACTACGAAACTGCATTAGAGCGTACAATAAACAGGTTTAGACAACGTAGTAGTAATGCTGTTGAAGAAAGCTATATGGTCTTAGAACTAATCAAGGATCAAAATGATTACATATTGCCTAAAGAAGTTATTAATGTTCAGTCAGTTTTTAGACGAACTCTTGGATCAAGAACTGGTGGCGGAACTGGCTCCAATTTTGAACCATTCAATCTGGCGTATACTAACACGTATTTGCTAAACAGCACTATGATGGGCGGCATTGCTACCTATTTTATGTTTGCCAGTTATCAGGAAATGATAGGTAAAATGTTTGGAGCATACATTGAGTTTCAATGGATTCCAACAAGTCGAACACTAAGAATATTACAGCGACCATTTAGTGAAGGTGAAACTTTGCTATTACGTTGTCAAAATTATAGACCAGATTATTTGCTAATTGATGATCTATATGCTAAACAATGGATACGTGATTACACTCTAGCTAACTGTAAGATAATGCTAGGCGAAGCACGTAGTAAGTTTCAAAGTATTGCCGGACCACAAGGCGGTGGCAGTTTAAATGGCGGAGACTTAAAGTCTGCCGGTAAAGAAGAACTTGAAAAGTTAGATAAAGAATTAGAAACCTACATTCCTGGCGGTACTGGCTACACATTTGTTATAGGTTAATTATGAAAGTACACGAAATTTTAAGCGAAGGGTGGAGTCAAAAATATAAAAGCAGTATTAACTGCTCACACCCTAAAGGGTTTAGTCAAAAGGCTCACTGTGCTGGCAAAAAGAAGCATAATGAAAATGTTGAGATGGAAATGGTATGCCCTGACTGCGGTATATCGGAAGACTGGAATAAAGTTAATCATCAAGACAGGACTAACGGACTTAGTCAAAAAGCTGTTAATGCTTACCGTAGAGAACATCCAGGTAGCAAGTTAAAAACTGCTGTGACAACTAAGCCTAGTAAATTAAAACCAGGAAGCAAGGCCGCAAAACGCCGCAAGAGTTTTTGTGCTCGTATGAGCGGCAATAAGGGTCCTATGAAGAAGCCTAATGGCAAGCCAACTCCAAAAGCATTAGCTTTACGTCGTTGGAACTGTGAAAGTGTAGAACACATGGTAGAATTGATATTAGAAAATATGGACCATGACAAAGATAATCAAGCAGTTCCTGAACTAAAATCTGCGCTATTAGCACAAAAAACAAAATTAAAAACTGCTAGTGATGAAGATGTGTACGATATTATTGACAGCATCATGACTCGTATTGCTAAGTCACAT